CTTTCATGGATGATGCCGATTCCCTGCAACGGGGCAGGGGCGTTGTGTTCAAGAAACTCGACCCACGACCTTTTCTTGTCCTTTTTCAGCTCCTCCCAGAGAGCAACCACGTCCGGGCAGGACGGCCCTTGAATATCGTGCAACATGCAGACTTTCGCGTGCTTGCCGACGTTGTTCCAATCTCTGGCAGGCCACCCGTTCCCATGATCCCCGTCGATGAAAACGAGGTCGTGCTTCCGTCCGGCTATGTGGTCGCTGGTAATGCTGGCGTGCTTCATCCAATCGGCGACGTCGATGATTTCCCTGACTTCGGGGTTCAGGTAATTCGTCGGGTCAATCCCGAGGCAAACGATCTTCGGATTGAACCGCCGCAAGTACTCCGAGACAAACAGGAAGCACCCACCTTGAAACACCCCGACTTCGAGGTAACTGCCTATCTTTAATTCGCTTAAAAATACCAATGCACGAGCAAGCTGGCATGGAGTCTGATAAATCCCGGCCATTGATTCCGCCGGGTTCTTGAACACCTCGTCGGCCCCAAATACGTCAGGCCCCCATTGAACGATCCCAAAGGCTCGAATGAGGTCCGCCACCACATCCGGGTTGCGCAGGCTTTCCTCTCCAAGTTCCCGGATAAGGCTCTGAACGACGATGATGTTCTTGTTTTTCATCGGAGGCCTTTTCTCCTCCGGTTGTCCACCGCAACAGCCCATTCCATTCCCCTTTCTCAACTTGCTACTAAGATCACCGTATAATCCACGGCGTAATGCCACACCTTCTGCGTCCCTGCCGGGGTCGTGTAGTCCTCCACCATGAGCATCGCATTATCCCGCCGGAACCAGATCAGCGTCGTGCTCGTGATGGTCAGGGAGCAATCATCATAAGCCGTTTTCAAATAATCATACATCGTCTCGACTTGCGTTGAGCTTGACAGGATAGAGAACAAGTCAAACTGGATGATCGCCTCCTCCCCCTGCTTTGCAAAGACGTTATCCGGCACGTCCGAAACCAACGAATAGACGGCATACGGGAACTCCACCCCATCCGGAGCCATGCCCTTATAGAGCCGCCCGCCGATATAGGTCGACAACGTAGAAGTGCCGAATTGGGTGTAGATGGCTGTTGAAAGATTTTTCATCCCGTCGCCTCTTTACAGAGCAAATCAAGAAACTCATGCCTCATGTTCGGGTCAATAATAGAGACGATGCTGAAATACCGTCCTGCCCATGAGATGCGCCATGCGCTCTTCATCACGCTCCGATATCGGATTCTGATTCTATGTGTAACCTCCATCACCGGAGCATTATTCCGCAGGATGTCCGTGGCCGATACGGGCCAGATGGCGGCGTAAACTTCTGCAACTGTGCTATACGATTCTGAGAATCCCCCCATTCCGTCCGAAGTTTTGACCGGGGCTTCTAAAATTATTCTTTTGTTCAAAATCCCCGCACTCATGCCGCCTCCGCTTTCTTAGTAGCGAAATACCTTTATTTTGTTTTCGATCTTATAAATTACCATCAAAATTCATCCCAGAGTCTATGGCTGTAAAGGAGCCGTTGCACCACCGGGTTCTCAAAGTAAATCTGAGCTGATCCTACCGATTGCCCTTCCCGGTTGGTCCAGAGGTCCGCACAAACGAGCTTGCATGCTGCCCGAATCGCCTCGGGAACTAAAGCCGCCGCAGTCCAGCCGCAGACATATTCGATCGTGATCGGATTGCTCGGATAGGCGGTGAACGTCGGCCATGTCACGCCATACGGCAACACAATGCGCCCGACTCCCTCCCCATTGGTCTCCACCAGATATTCATCCGTGACGGTCATAGTGGTTTCCGTGCCCTCATAGTCCTTATATTTAACCGAGGTTACGGATTGTAGATTGCCCCACGGCAGCTTGATGTAGTCGCAGTCCGGGAAAGCGTCGAGGTAGAGATACCATGTCTGTGTCAGTAGGGCCCGGCGGGTGTAGTTTTCCACATACTCCCGGCTTGCCTGTATGATCGCCGTCAAAAGATCATCCTCTGCCACGGTCGCCGCGTTGACAAGGATGGACGTTCCGAACTCACAGGCTGCCAGAAGCACCTTGGAGGCCGTGCGGATGTATTGCTTCGATCCGGTGTATTGCTTCTTGTAATCTGCGTTATCCGGCTCCGTTGCCCCTGCCCCGTCCGTCGTGACCTGGGTGAATGCCCCGCCTGTCCAATCGGTATAGGGACCGGCCAGAGCATCGGCTTCTTGAATCTTCGTATCTACGGTTCCGGTGGCCCCGTTGGTTCCGTGATGCACAAGCACTTCCGCCTGCTTGCCGAGGACATCAACGCCGGTTCCTGTATGGGTATAAAGCCCGCCCGCTGAAATGCCATGCGATCCATAGGCGAGGGATTGCGTCAGCGCCAGGTTGCCGTCAAGCGTTTCCGAATCCAGACGCAGGTGCATCTTCAAGTCAGCAAGGCTGATCGGCTCGATTGTCGGGGCGGTCTTGATAACGGCTTGCATAGCGTCACCTACTTATCTGTCGTAAACACTCCGGTTGAATTGAACAGGGACACGAGCACCCCGATCACCTTTTCAACGACCGGCCAAATCTCCGAAGCCCCTTCGAACGTCGCCTCGATGATCTTCCGAACCGCCGCCAGCTTCTCCGCCCCCAGCCCCGCCGCCGGAAGCGCATCCTCTATCGCCTTGATCAACGAGATCAGGGCCGGAATCAACTGGACTATCAGTAACAAGATTTTCATTGCCTTTCCCCTTTCTTTTGAAGAGTCTTTCAAGCCACATATCCCAATCCCAAGTGAATGAGATCGAGACCACCCTTGCCTTCTTTTCTCTGGGGCCGTCAGTCCTTTGGCCCGTTATCGGGTTTCTCATCCTTCTTTCCGAACTTGTCGGGCAATATCAGCGACAGGAATGTATAGACGGCGATCATCATTGCCGCCGCCGCATCCGCCTGTGCATCGGTCAGGGTGAACAGGCCAAGCCCTGAGAGGATTGAGAAGATCGCTTTCCACGTCGATGCTTCCCGAAGCCGGTTCAAGATCAATTCTTTCATGGCGCCTCCGGAACGGTTGTTGTCACCGTATGATCATCCGTGTTCGTAGTCGTGACCGTCGTAGTCGTAGGCGTATTAAGAGAGTCCGCCGCCTGCGTAGCCACGGCGTTCTGGTTCCCGGTAATGTTGCCCATTGAGCCGATTGCCGTCGTGGTTGCGCTGTTCCCGGTCCCACTCACGTTTGTCGAATAAGAGGTTGTCGCCCCCGCTGCTTTCCCGACTTCATGGACAATCCCCCATGCCCCGATCCATGGGGCCGCCGTTCCCACTGCCGTCTGGATCACCCTCAGCCACGGCTCGGTATAGTCGCGCATCTGATACTGCTGCAGGCCGTCACCGTTCGCAGATACCGGGATCTGAAACACGCGGATCGCGGAGACATTGTTCAGGATGATCGGCTTGGTCGGATCGCCGGAAACCATCTCAAATACGGGCTGCGAGGAGGCCGCTTTCGACAGAGCAATCTTCGCCTCGTAAAATGCCTTTTCCCCGGCAAGCTGGTTCGCTGTGGGACCGCACCCTATCAGGACAAGAACCATGATCCAGAGTAACCGTTTCATTTTCTTTTCCTCCTCTTGCGGCGTTGCTTCTTCTCTTTCGCCGCCTGTTCCCGGAGCTTCGCTGCCGTGCCTTTCACGCCCTGCCGTCTCCGACGCTCATGCTGAAGTGGTTCCCATCCTTGAGCTTCTTGAAATCGCCGCCCCATCGGTTCATATCATGCAAGGCTTTCCACGCATCTCCTGCGCGGGAATAGTCAGAGCTGTTTGTCAAATACTTACCGTCCTTGAAGAGATTGAGATCAATCGCCATGCGCTCCGTGTGCAAACTGTTCTTGCTGCCCTTCCCTTGCTTCGCGTATTCATCCGCCGCGAACTGAGGCCGCCACGCCTCGCCAAGCGTCACCTCGTAGCCGTTGCGGAAACACCATTCGATCAGTCGGGCGGCATTTCGGGCGAAGATGCTTTGTCGCTCACGCAGTCCCATTTTCCTATCCCAGCCACTTCATTCCTAATGCCGCCAATGCCCCGCCAACGGCACCCCCGGCAAAGGCCATTGATCGGTTCCATTTTCTCAAACATCGGACCTCGACAATAAGCCGTTGCATCGTGTCATACAGTATCCACTCCCGACGTTCCGGGGTCAGCTCTTTCCATGTTTCCGCACTTACGATAAACCCGCCGTTCATAAGTCACCCCTTTCAAAACGACGTTCATTTGGCTATTGCGACTTTCGCCTCGTAGAACGCTTTCTCCGCCTCAATCTGGTGCAACGATGGCCCGCACGAAACCAGCACAAGGGCCGAAACGATTATTGCGAGTAGCTTTTTCATATCTCCTCCTTCGCCAGCAGGTTCTTATTCCCTGCCCACCAAGCATCGGGGGTGGCATATAGATCCACCCGAAAAGTAGGATCTTCTTTGGTCGGATACACAGTCCCTAATGAGGATGTCAGCCATGTCCACACACCATCTATCTTTGCCTGCGCCTGTGCGTGATATTGCCCGCCCCTCCATCCAACCGCCACCCTTGCGGGATAATGCTCGCCATAGACCATCATGCAGTAGGTCGCGTCGTGACGGCAGACTCCCATGATGCCGCGTTTGCGGAAGATGCCGAATATGTCAGATAGCCAGCTCATGTGCCTCTTACAGAGCTTTTGCGGCGCGAAAGCCGATGGCGATGGTCGCGTTCGAAGGCGCGCGGCTCAAGTCGAGAAAGAACACCCCCGCGATCGCCGTGATGTTGAAGTAGCCGCCGCGGAGCGCGGCCCGCGCAGCCACCTTGTCGAAGTAATAGCCATCGTTTCCGTAGGCCGCTGCGCCTGTCCCGTCCGCCGTCGCGGGCAGCGCAAATGCGTTGAGATCATTGTCGCTGTCTCTGAGCGTCAGGATCTTGTGCCCGGACGTCATCCCGTCGGTGATGTCCCGGACGATGGTTTTATGGAGCCAGAACGTGCAGGTCCCGTCCGTCGGAGAACCGGCGAGGGTAAGCGTTGTCGGCGTGCTGGCCGTGATCGCAAACGACCCGCCCGCGACCGTGTTGTATTCCGCGTAATAGAGCTGGCAGCTCTGCCCGGTCCCGTTGGCCACCGCCACCTTCGCGGCGGAAACCTGCAACTCCTCGTCGTCCGTGAATGCGGCATCCGCGCTGATGAGCCCCAGCGTCCCGTAGTCGCCGGAATCGTTGTCGGATACGATGATCCCGGTCTTGCCGCTGAGCGCGCCCGTCACGGTCGTTCCCAGAGTGAAATTGCCGACCGCGCCGTCGTAGCCCTGGTATTTGATCGCGAATTCGCCGACCTCGGTCCCGTTGGATGCCGCGCATCCGCCGACGCCGGTGACCTTGTACACCGTTCCGCCGGAGGACCAGGGGTTGGAGTACGTCGAGCCGTCCAGTGTAAAGCTCGTTGTATCCACCACGGTCACGGCCCAGGCTGGGTTTGAATCGTCGTTGTTCGCCTCCGTCGTGCCTACGACGGATTTGATCGTGACGAGATCGCCGTTTGTCAGGCCGTGCACCGCGCTGGTCGTGATCTTGATCGCGCCCGCGCTGTCCGCCGTTGCAGAGACGGATTTCGTCGTGGCCGCTGAAGCGTAGGCGTGGATCACCTCGTTGTCGGAAAACGCCGCCGAGCTGGTCCGGCGGATCTTGAGAATCCCCGTCGTCCCGGAGTCGATCACCTGCGTGATGATCGCCGTCGCGCCGGAGGTCATTCCGAGAAGCAGATAGCCCGCGGTGAACGTCGCGGCCTCTGCGTCGTATTGCAGGTACGTCTCCCAGGCCTTTTTCCAGTTCACGCCCGCGCCGTCGCAGGTAAGCGTGTCGGTCCCGGAGATCGTCCCGCGGCCGAACGGCGACCCCTCGTAGGAGAGATCCAGGTTCGCGGAGACCTGCGGGTATCCGCTCGTGTCCATCATCATGCACACCCACTGATTCACCAGGCCCTGGAGGTCATAGACGCCGGAGGCCAGGTGGTTGTCCGCCCAGGCCGCGGGCCCTGTTCCCGGAAGCGCGCGATTGTAATTCGGCGTTTCCGCCTTCATGTGCCGGTCGAGCTGCGCCGTCTCGGTCGTGTAGGTCGCATCGGACGGCGGGTTCGTATTTGCATTCCCCCCGTGCGGCATCGTCCCCTGTTTTTTGGCCAAAAACGCCAGTGCCGCCCACTCGAAATCGGTCAGCAGGTGCCAGCCCTTGCCTTTGTTCGCGCAGGCCACCATCGCCTTCGGGAAGTCGATGTAGTCCCAGACCGGATCTCCCGGCTTGCTGATCCCGGGGATGGTCCCGGGGACAGCGGAATGGGCCACGTCGTACCAGCCCGTGCCCGCCTCGTTTTTGGCCGACGGCTGCGAGTTGACATATTTGTCACAGAGGAAACCGCCGAACGTGATCCCGGTCAGGCCGGTGTCCACCCCGGCGAACCGGGGGATCATCACCGCATGGTTCTTGAAATTTTTCTTATATCCGCTTGGCATAGTATCCTCCTATATCCATCTGGCCTGCATGACCCATGTGCCGGAGGCCAAATTGATCGTTCCTCCGGTTTCGTTCTGAAGGCGCGCCTTTACACTGTTCGCGGCATCCACCCAGGCGTTGCAGGTGATCCCCTGTAGATCGTAGGGCGCAATCGCCTCAATCGCAAAAAGCCCCAACGCAACACCGGGATAGGGGAT